TTACCGTCAGATAGAGAACGGTAGATATTTTGATCTCTCATAATTCTAGCATGTTTCTTGTATGATACCGCAGAATCATATTGCCACACTCCACTTTCTTTGGAGAAGTGCATACCTCTATATATCTCTTTGAAATATCTATTCATGTCTGCTGATTTTGGTATTGATTGGAATAAGTATCCGTCATCAACTAATGCTGTTGCTGGTGTGCCTTGATTTGTTCCATTTAAATCAATACCGTCTATTAAGTTTGGATTTGAAATAGCCATCTATTTTCCTTTGTTTTAATTTACCATGGCTCTATAAAAGAGACCGTATCCCAAGCAGTTACATCCCATTAAGAGACCGTATCCCAAGCAGTTACATCCCATTGGAAAGGCTGATTATCAGAAGTTCCTAAAAAGCCTTTTTTGATTGTTAAGTTATCAATCTTATCTAAAAGAAATTCTAATAGATTTTTCTCTATTTGTGTTAATGTTTTCAATATTACTATATCATAAGAACTCGGCTTATTGACTATATACACCGAAGCATCTGCAAGTTTTCCAATAAGACTAGACCAATCTTCAATTGTTCCATTGAAAGTCATTAAAGTTGCAACTGCTCTTAAAAGTCTTGAATATTCAAGATTTGTTAAAGGTCTGATATCTTCACTTCCTAGAGTGAAAAAAGGTGTAGTATCCCAACCTAAAACATCCCATTGCATAAAGCCATCGCCTGATGTACCAACTTCTAAGATCGGTCTTGGATATATGCCTAAAAGTTTTCCTAACTCATCTAGTACTATTGTACTTTCTGAGTTTAAGTTTTTTAAATCTTTTATTAGTTCTATATCTGTTACGGTCTTATCAAATATGCTTGTCGTGAATCTTACAATGTTTTTATAGTTATTAGCATTTGCAAATTTTGGAGTAATTCTGCTAACTGCTAAATCTTGAAATGTCATGAGGCTGTCACATTAGATAAATTTGTTACAAATAATTCTTTAAAAGTAGAATTTAAACTAACCGCAGACGCATTTAGAAGGATACTCACTGCTGTTACCCCTTGAATGAAACAAACTGCTTCAACTTTTTGTATGATTGCATCTTCGCCAATTTTCAATGAATCAAAATATGCTACGATATTATCTCTTATTTCATCAAAACCTGTATCAGAATTAAATGTTGAGTCTGTTGTGATTGTCGCTGCTACAACTGTTAATAGCTCGGTAGGTATATTATATGAAACTACATAAGATATAGAACTGTCAATATCACTTATCACTGTCTGAGAAATATCTCCGAAGCTTGGATTACCTACCCCCATATAGCGATAAATAATTCTTGCTATCTCTGCTTGATTTCCACCTTGAACAACAGGGCTAAAATATCTCGCTGGAACTCCGTCAATTGTTGAGTCTGTATTGTTGTCTAATATTGCAACTTTTGTAGTATTTTGCAATTCTGTTAAAGCTAAAAACAATCCCTCTTTTAAATTGTTTGTAAATGGTGAACCAATGAATTGAAGTCGTGTTCTTAATGACGAATCACTTTCGCTATCAAAGCCCACTTCTGCATCAGTTTGATTAATAGCACTTGTTATGTCTGTAATTGCTGTTTTGAGGCTGATTGTCTCGGCAGGGCATGACACTCCAATGTTAACACTTGTTGCGCTCACGAAGGCTTCACCGCTTGCAATAGCTACTGCAAAATCTGTTAAAAATTCTTCGTCATTATCACTACAAACTAAAATAGTATCTTTTGGAACTATTGTTGTATTCACACCTTCAAATTTTACAAATACTATGCTTGATTGATTTTCTTTTCTAGCTTGGTTTTTAATTAATGCCAAGTTGTCGAGATTTAGTTCAGTCGCATCTGTAATAGTATTTTGTGTAAAGGCATCCGCTACATTCTGCTGATTTCTAACATCCATTTCAGAAGTAATTGCTATAAGTTCACCGGAAGCACTACTAGGAGACACATCAACATCACCAGTTTTTTCAGAGTATGAGGCAGTATTGTTTTTTACTGCTTCTTCTAATGTATCAATATTTACACCGTTTTCTGTAATTATTGCCATTTTATACCCCTAGTGAAAAGTTAAAGTTTTGTGTTGCATCATTTTGAGCTACAACTATAAAACTTATTAGATAATTTCTATCCAAATCAATATCTATTGCAAAGTCTTGTAAATCTTTGAAATAAACTAATTCCTTAATTCTATCATAATAAACCGATTCTATTGAAGTTAAATCAAAACTTTTTTCTAAAATCTCTTCGTATGGCATACCCTGAGTAATATCATAGACAAATTCACCAGCCCATGTTTCAAGAAGCAAATCTACTTGTTGGAACAATAAATCTTCAAATGCTACTACTTTTTCAAGAGGTATCACTATATCAAATTCACCTTCGCTGTATTCTATTGTTTGATAATCCATTGTCGCCATGTTTACACCTTAAAAGTATCGAGTTTTGTTTTTAAATCATCTATCGTTGTTTTAAGTGATGAGAAAGCTGATTGTGAGCTGATTGGATATGTTCCAGAACTTGAGCCAGTTGTTATCACCACATTAGTTGATGATAGTAAATCGCTAGTATCACTTAGTGCCTGAGTCGTTTCGCTTAAAATCGTGATTAACTCTTCGTTCTCATTTCTGATTTTTATAGTATCTACTTTAAAATCTGTGTAATCTTGAATCTCAATCGGATCAACATTATTTATCCCAACTAAAGCAAAAGCATTGTTTATATCAAAATTAGAATCATAGATAAAATCTTCCTCACCACTTAGCCAATCTTCTACTGTATCTTTTGCAAAAATCAATAAGACTTTATCACCAGTATTTATAGGAAATTGTAAAAAATTCCCTCCACCTTGTAAAGTTATAAAAGGTATATCTGGCACTTCTTCTTTGCTTGAATCAATTGTTACATCTAATAGTGTCTTATCTTCACTAATAGCCGTAATAGTAGCCATATTAGAAGTATTTAATTTTAATAATGAATTATTGATAGCATTAAATATAAAATTAATCATACCGTCATTTGATTGCACTACTTCTTTTGACATTTAAAGCCTCCCTGAGTTAAGACCGATTATCTCAGTTGTTGCAACACCGCTGGAAAAGTTATCAACAATGTGCTTTAATTCTTGCACTCTGTAAATTCCATCACCACTTATCTGTTTTTTTCTTGGTCTGTTTACTGTGAGATTTCCAAAGCTAATATTTCTACTTCTTGATTGCACTTGGAACTCTGCACCAATTTTTAAACTGGAGTTTAATACAACTTTAGCATTGATGCCTTGTTCGCTTAGTGTTGGTGGTTCGATTAATCCACTGTTTATGACAATTAGATTATTTTTTATAACTGATTTTTCCACTAAAATATTTATCTTTTCTTCATCCACATAAACATCGACATCTTTGAAGCAGTCTTTTAGTAATCGTTTTATATTAGATACGATTTCACCATTGACTAAAACCGCTTTAAGCAAACTTTTGTCTGTGCAATTTGTGAAGCCTTCTATTGCTCCCTTTACTACTACCCCTGCACTTTCAAGTTCCCCTATAAGTGCATCAACCATATCTTTTCTTGATGTACCTTTGTCAAACTTTCTATTTGTCTTAGTGCGAAAAGCATTAAAACCATCTCCACAATAAAGAACTGTTTTCCATTCAGCATCTTGAATAGAATAGGTACTATTTACATTGATTAGTTGACCTGTAAAAATCTGCTTATCGTCATCAGTTACGGTGATATTTGTATTGCCTATATCTTCATGAAAATTATATACATTGTTATATAAATCTTCTCTGCTGTTTTGATTGAGATTATAGATTTCTATTTCTGCTTCGTTTGGTACACTTGCGAGTGTTTTTGTAGCAACAACACTTATGTTAAGATTTTCTATAGTTTTATCAATAGCTTTATTTTTTATTGATACAGTTAAATCTCTAGTAGAAAATTTACTCATCAGTTACTAACTTGAATCCAGAAATATTTTCTGCTGTGGCATAGCTATCGTTAGAGTCAGAAGTGAATCTAAAACCTAGAAATTGAAAACCTGTAACAACTTTATTGTGATAAGAAATCACATTACCGTCTAAATCAAATAAATCAAAATAGAAATAATCATTATTTGTATTGTACTTAAATCTAAGTTCAGCTTGATTTGTTTTTAAAATCTTGTTAATATAATCTAAATCTAAGTTTACAATCATGACCATAATCCTATACTATCATCTATTGTTGTGAGTGATTCTATCGTTATTGCATCAGTTCTATTTTCAGATAAACTAAAACTGATTCTTAATCCTTCTTCGTCTGATTCAGTATATACGAAATTTTCTAAAAAGTATCCCTTATAATTTCCATACTTTGTTTTAAATGATATTGTTTCTCTCTTGTTTGAAATTGCTGTTAATCTATCAAGTTGTCTTTTCGTATAAGTTTGAACAAATTTAGTCCCTAGTATGTTTGGAAGATTTGTAATTGACCTGCTATCAATTATAGTCTGTGCTGTATCAGTTACAATGATTTCTACTGATAGAACAGTAGGACTATTGTGAACAGCATCAATTAAATCAAACCCATCCTCAACCGGTCTTTTAGCTACAATATTATTTACAACTTGATTTACACTAAGAAATCCGTCAAAAGATACAGTGATTCCACTTTCATCACTTTCAAAAACATTCTTTGAGAATCCGCTTATCTGAATTAATGCCATGTTTTAATCTCCAAAAATTCTATTTGATGTTTGCTGGAAGTATTGGTTTATTTGTTCCACTACGCTTCCGTCTGCTCCACTAACA